ATAAACAAGACCCAAAAATTTCTGAAGTCATTAATAATTTAGTTGATAGATTAAAAAAAGAAGTTGACTCTTTTTTTAACGTTAATGCAATACCAACAAGTCCTGCTATAGTTCGTTGGCCAGTGGGGTACGAGCAACAGCCTCATGCAGATAAAGAATTACATATAGGAGAGCATGCTGGAAAACCAAATGATTTTCCATACTATGATTTAGCGGGACTTTTTTACCTTAATGATGATTATACTGGTGGCGAATTATACTTTCCACACCAAGAATTACAATTTAAACCAAAAAGAGGTGCAGCATACTTTTTCCCAGGGGATAAAAATTTTATACACGGCGTAAGTCCAGTTACAAATGGAATCAGGTATGTTATACCATTCTTTTGGACTATAGCAGAGCATACAGGAGAAAAAAGACCATGAGTATAGAGTACGTTGAAATATACCCTAAAATACATGTATATAAAAATGTATTTAAAGACCCAAAAGACTTTTTAAATAAAGCTTTAGAATTAGATGGATGGGAAGGCTGGTACTCTTTTGGAAGAATGAGATCTTTACAGATAGACACAATGGAATATAAAAACTTTCCTACAAAAGACGAATACATTATTAATACACACAAGACTGGAATAGAAAGAGAGCTCACTTTAGAAATAGAGTCCATATTCTATGACGTTACATCACATTACGTAAACATGCATAATATATCTCTAGATAATTGGGTTCACCATTCGCCAGTTATAAATGAGTATATCCCAGGTGGCGGAATATCTGATCATTATGCAATGAATTATCATACTGATTATATACCTTTTGAAGCAGAAAATCCAGGATTAAAATTTGGCATCACTAATACATTTTATTTAAATGATGATTATGAAGAGGGAGAAATATGTTTTAAAATAGGAGACGATTACATTTCCTATAAACCAGAAGCTGGCGACGCCATGTGTTTTCCTTCAACAAGACCATATCTTCATGGAGTTGCAAAAGCTATAAATGGTTACAGATATATAGGTAGAACCTTTTGGCAGTATAAGTATGATGGATCAGAAGAGTGGTTAAAGAATGAAGAAAAATACGGTAAAGAAGCTTGGGCAGAGATGGAAAAAGAGAGAATATCTCAGGAAAGAATGAAAACGTATACGTCTGCAGAAGATCTTCATGACTTAAAAGGAAGAGACAATCATAAGTTTGGTTTAAAATGAATCAATGCACTTGTGGAAGATCATCTTCGTACCCATATTGTGACTCAACACATAAAACAGATAAGTATGGATTAATAAATAAAATATCAGAAAAATCTTTTATTTATCATAAAGATGATATAACAGAAAAAAATATTTTTAATATTAAAATTAATAAAATTGCAGAACTAAAAAATTTTATAAATAAAAAAACTTGTAATTCTTTAATTGCATTTATTGATTCATTAAGTGAGAATGATTTTGTTTCTACAGCATTTTATGGAGCAAAAGTTTTTGACTTAAAAGAAAAAGAAATTTTATTCAATGATTTAGATAAAAATTTTTTAAATCTTATGCTAGAAAAAAATAAAAATGCTATAGAGATTTTGTACGGAATAAAATTTAAAAATGTAACATCAGCCGTCCAAGTCTGGCCTCCAGGATCAGAAGCAGTATTACATTCAGATAGTACAGATGTAAATGGTAACATTAAAGTTGGTATGTTTAAAAAATTTAAATTTTCTTCTATTATTTATTTAAATGAAGATTATTTGAATGGAGAATTAGAATTTCCAGAGCATAATATATCTTTAAAACCCGCTACTGGTTCTGCATTATTTTTTTCAGGTGGGATAGAAAATTTACATAAAATTAACTTAGTAGGTGGAGATAAAAATAGGTATACTATATCTATAACTTGGGATTTAGAAGATGCATTTTATTCAGAAGAAGAAGTTGCATCTTGGGAAGAACAATTAAATAATTGGAGTATAGAAATGCAAATTAATAAGGAGCAAAATGATAGAGTCAAGTAAAGTAATTAGACAAACTTTTGATAAATCAGATTATATTTATTTAAAAGATGAGCCAAATGACAAAGGTCAGCTTGGCATAACTCACAATAGAATAGTTGAAATACCAAACTTTATTTCTGGAGAAGCTACCCCATACTTAATTGATTATTTTGAAAACTGTATAATCAACGATAGTCCAGATTGGGGAGATATTGCATTTTATGGATCAAAAGGAAAAGGATTGCTTCCAGAAGCAGACCAAATGGCTAAATATAATCTGCCACCACTTTTCTGGCAAGATATAAAAGATAAATTTCAAGAAGCCGTAGAGTCAGTGTTTGATAGAAAGGTTAAAGCTAATACATCTCATGCACAAAAGTGGGAGGTAGGAGGTTTTGCATCGCCACACTCGGATAACTCAGACTTAGAAGGAATTCCAAATTCATTTTCAATAAATAAATATGTAGGAATACTTTATCTTAACGAAGATTACGAAGGAGGATTTCTTGGGTTTCCAGAGCATAAGATAAGGTTTAAGCCAAATTTATATTCGTTCTACGTTTTCCCAGGCGGGATAGAAAACGTACATGAGGTAGAAGAGATAACAAAAGGAACCAGATATACAATGGTTTCGTTTTGGGATTATGCTGAAGCAGAATATGATCAAGCTACTCTAGATAAATGGGCTGAAGAAGAAAAACAAGTTAGAATTGCTCAAGCTAAACAAAGAGAAGAGTGGGCAAAAGGAAATAAGCATGCTTAATATACTGCGTTATGGAGAGATACATTATTATCAAAACATTATTGGATCCCCGTTAGATATTATAGATATTATAGAAAATTCAGATCATTTAATGTCTGACGATACAGCTATTACTAAATGGAAAGACTGGGGCTCTAGTGATGGAGATTACATTTTTGGAATGCAAAAAAGACAAATAGAGGGAAAAGAAAAAAATGCTTCATCTGATGTTTTATATGTGATTAATAAAATAATTGATTCAATTAAATTGGCTTCGAATGATTATCGTGAAACGCACAGTATAGACATAGGTACTTTAGCTCCTATATCTATAAGCAAGTATTTTGTTGGTAAAGAAATGGGACCACACTGTGATAACTATGGCAAATCTGTTACTGGCCCAGTTATATCTGTTGTAGGATATTTAAATGATAACTATGAGGGTGGCGAGATATATTTTAGAGATCAAGACATAAAAATAAAGCCATCAGCAGGCAGTATAGTTGTATTCCCATCAAATGAGCCATACTTTCATCAATCACTTGAAATAAAATCGGGTGTAAAGTATATGTGTCCAGGCTTTTGGTATAAAAGATAGTATAATATTAAAATGTCTTATTATCTTTCAGTTTTAAAAGACTCGCCTTCAGGTTTCTGGAAACTTGACGAAGTCTCTGGCTCAGTTGCTTACGATAGCTCTGGCTGCGGTAATAATGGTTCGTATATTGGCTCATTGTCTTATACCAAGATGCCTTTAGTTTCTGGCGGTAAGCACTCAAGCATAATAGATAATAGTAGTTATATAGAATTTCAAATAACTAAAGATTTTTCTGGTTTATCTGGGGTTGGTGGGTTTGGTACATCAGAAACATCAGACAATGATTTCTCTTTAGAAATATGGTTTCATCCAAAAAATATAACAAACGAAACTGCCATTTTTGCAGATGATGGCGGGGTTGGTATATATTGGGACAAGGGAAACCTAATATTTAAAATTGAAAATGAAACTATAGAATATTCTGTTCCTAATTATAATAAACGAATACATGCAGTAGTTATATATTCTGTTAATAATATGAGAATGTTTATTGATGGTGTGTTAGTAAAATCAAAAGATATATCTATTAATTTTACAAATCAAGAATTAATTTTTAAATGCGGCCCAGCAAATTTATCTGAAAGTTTTATTGTAGATGCTCCAGCCATATATAGATATGCTTTATCACCAGACAAAGTATTAAATCATTACTTAGACGCCTTTACAAATACTCCAGAAAATATAGTTATACCAAAGCTTGGAGAATTGTTAAAAGGATCAGAAAAGTATCAAGAGATATCTACAAAATTTGTTTTTCCTGCTCAAAAAGATTGGGCTTATTTCTCTAACGACGATCTTGAGTATAACCCTTCTTCAAATAGCATATATCTTAAATCTACATCCAGCACAGGTAGTTTTACAGAAGAATTAGTTTTAAATATAAGAAAAGATTATGTATCTTCTAAAATAGAATGGATGGCAAGCAATGGAGTCTCTGTTCAGATATCTTCTACTGGAGAAGCTGGTACTTGGCAAAATTGTATTAACGGAAGTTCTTTGCCAAGTTTTACTCAAGGTTCTACTTTTTCAGACAATAAAGTAATATATATGAAAATTAATTTTGATTCTACAAACTCACAAAAATATATACC